TCCATGAACATCATGCGTCGGTCGGGTGGTGGCGTTTTCCTCTTCGGTGGTGGCTCTTCTTCTGGTGGCAACGTGGCGATGTCGATTGGCTCTATCTGCTTCTGGTCGATTGGCTCGTAGTCGTGTGACCCCCACAGGTCTCGCTGTTGCCCTATTCTCGCACACACCGCCAGCGGCATCACAAGGTCGTCCTTGGCGGTTCCCAGTGCCCTGATTTTGCCGTCATTCCCATATCCAAATGACGACATCTCATGCCAGAACGGCTCAAAGTCAATGGCGTCTTCCGGCAGGGTTGGCAGGAACGCAATCAGGGCGTTGATGCAGTCCTCACGCTCCTTCTGGATTGGGAACCCAACCTGTGGAGAAGTGCGCCTGCCAGCTTCGAACCGAGAGAAGCAGTAGTAGTTCGGGTATTTCAGTTGCTCAGTCAGTTCGTCGATATGCGACAGGGTAGAGTGAGGTTCGCGCTCAATCACGATTTCTGATGGTTTCCCGTTTGTGGTGTAGTAGTAGCCTAGCCTCACGAGGTCTTTCACTTGCTCACGGAAATTCTTTCCCCTGCCGTGCTGGATTGCGTCGGCCTTCATCGTTCGCCAGTTCCACACGATTGCCGCGAACGCATCCCGTGTCTTGTCGTCGATTCCTTCGCTTCCGTCGAACACAATCAGGTAGTTTCCCCGCGGGTCTGGTTGCCGAATAAGCCACACCGTCTGGTCGTCGTCGAGCCAGCGTGGGAACTTCGGGCGGAGGGCGGGGGAGATGGCAGACAATGCGATTGAGCGTACGCGGCATGAGTTCTGCCTTTCTGAGATAATCTTCGGGTCGAACACGCTCTTTCCGAGGGTCAGCCACGGGTCGTCCCAGTGGGAAGGGTACTGCTGGTCGAACAGTTGCAGGCCCCGCTTCAAATCCGACACTTCGCTTGCGCTCAGAATCTTCATTGGGATGATGTAGGTATTGCGGTATTTCAGGGCCTCCTCTCGTATGCGAAGGAACATGTGGCGTCGCTTCGCCACAGCGGGCGATTTCAGCTTATCGATTCCCCAATACTCGTTCACTACGTTGCGTATTCTGTCCATGTTCGGCTTGTCTATCGCCTGTTCGTCCGTCGTGGAGCCATACGGCTCTATCACGCTGCCATCTCCGACTTCCAGCCGCCTTTCCTCTTCTTCGGTGAGTGTTGTCCGGTATTCACGATGAGCAACCCACGGATAGAACACCGGAGTGAAGTTCGTGATTCCGTTCATCGCGCTCCTCCACTGGTTAAAGAAATAGCCAGCGGCTTGAACGGCGATGCTTTCCATGATAACCCATGTGTTTCCGTCCTCTACCATTGCGCTCATTGTATCGGCCAACACCGACGCCCACGCGGAAGGGTATCCTACCTCTGACAGGTGCAGGTGATTCACCGGTCGGGAGATGAGTCCGCCTTCTGCCCTAGCACCAACCGGATAAATCACCGCTCCGCCACCCTCTGCCCATTCGATTTTCTTGTCGGCGGTCAGAACTGGTAGCTTGTAGCGCAATTCGTTCTCGTTGTCGAACAGCACCGGAGTTGCCAACGGCCCCTTGCGAGGCATGTGTGCCGCGAGTGTACGGTAGTAGTTATTCCAGATGGTCTTTGTAGAATCGGAGTTGTGGCTCATCAGGCCACCGACGTTCGTTTCCGTCCATGTGGAGAAGTGGTTGAGAACCGCGCACCCGGTCGAGACGTACATCTGCCGCGCCTTGAGAATCACCAGCCGCATACCGGTCTGCTGCACCATACAGTTCCATATCCAACGGCAGATAATGTCGCGCTGGACAACGCTAGGATTGAACGGCACGAGCTTCCCGGCCTTGTTCTTAATCTTGTAGATAGCGGGCATGATGTCGAGGACGTGATCGCGGATGTATTTGTAGGCTTCTATTGTGTTGAGTCGTTCCGGTGGAACAATCTTCCGAGGGCCGCGACCCCTGAGAGGGCGAAACTTGTTCATCAGTTACTAATCCACTTTGGCACAAGCACTTCAATCTTCCCAAACCTGTTTGTGCGAAACTTGAAATCGGAATGTCCTAGAATCGCCATACGCTTTGTGACTTCGGCGCGCCACCTTTTGAGTTTCTCTGGTGTATTTCCATCATTTGGCTCGAATGGATACTTGTACAGCGTCCACACCATGTCCTTTTTTCCAGTGACGATTGCTCTCTCGTCGGCGCGAAGGCGAAACACGGTGAGTTGGAACTTCTGCCCATGCACAGGACTGGTAACAAGCTTTACGCGCCGAATCTGGTATGGCTCATTGCGGGCGCGAAGGTGTGACGCGAGGCGTTCCGCGATTGCCGTTGCTTCCTCTTCGTCTTGCTTGCTACCGCCGTAGGGTATTGGCTCGGTAATCGGATACCAGCTTTCTTGGCCGAACCCGTGGCAGCAGTATTCAGGACTTGTCTTAATAATTTTGCACGCCATAGGCTGCCTCCGAAAATTGGCGGGGCGGGTTTCGTCGATTCTCTTCCCACCGGTGCAAGAATCCATCCGCCCCTATCCTTCGATGATACGACGGCCACAGATATTGCTGTTTCCGAGCGGGCATTTCCCACGCGAATCCATGACTTCAACCGTCGCACTACAAAACATACTTCCTCGATTATCGGGTATCAAGTGATTCGCCAAACTTTTTTTCAGATTCTTTGTTCCTCTGTGCTGGCGCGTCTGCGAGCGGCGACGGCGTATTATCCGGGCCGTTGGCTTTCCACGCGGCGGAAAGGTCTTCCATGAGCGCGTCCTGCTTGACCTTGCGCTTCTTAGGCCCCGGCTTCTTGTACGGCGACACCCACCACTCCAAAGCGTCCAGCCACCCAGCTATCTTGAGTCTAAGCGCCTTCATGTGTCTTTCCTCCAATATGATTGTGAGATTTTTCAGACAGGGCTATCGTCATCTTCCTGTGGTTCGTTGAAGAACTTGACCGGAGCCGAGTCCAACTGTGCTGTTGCCTTGTAATCGAAGAACGTGGTCGTCTGCGGGTGATAATTCAGAAGCACTGTCGTGACCCTGCCGTTCCTGTTCTTGGCAATGATGACTTCAGTCTTGATGTCAGGCATTGATGCGCCCTCAATCATCACCCTCTGCTTGATTATTTCGAGTTCCGGTTGATGAAGCATCAAAACCTTGTCGGCAACCTGTTCAATCTCGCCGCTTTCCCGCAGGTCTTGCAGTGTCGGACGCCTGCTTTGCCTGCCTGTCATCTCGTCTATCCGGCGCAACTGGGCCGCGGCGATTACCGGCACATTCAGGTCTTTCGCAATCGCCTTGAGTTCCTGAGCCACCTGCCCGACTTCCTGAGTCCTGTTTTCTACGCGTTCCGCCATCCGCATCAGTTGCAGGTAGTCCACTAGTATCAGCTTTGCACCCTTTTCCTTCACTATCCTTGTGGCCTTCGCCCGCATCTCGCTCGTGCGAATCCTGCTTGTCTCGTCAATGTAGATACTCATCTTCGAGCAGTGATTTACCGCGGGGTTTACAATGTCCCACTCTTCGCGTGTGAGTAGCCCGCCCCGAATCCGCGAGGAGTCTACATTGGCAACACTCGAAATCATCCGCTTCACAAGTTCCGCCCGCGTCATTTCCAGTGAGAACAGGCCACACGTCATGTTGAGGTCGCCAAGGAATGTGGCGATGTTCATCAACATGGAGGTCTTGCCCACGCCGGGACGGGCCGCAACAATCACCAGTTCCCCGTTCTCCAATCCCCCTAACACAGAGTCAATGCTATTAAATCCCGTTCGTATCCCTACAATCGCACCGTTCCGCTTCGCGATTTCGTCCATCTCGTCGAACACTTTCGGGAGTGTTTCGGATACCGACACAAACCCGGTATGCACATTGTCCGACAGCAGGCCGAAGAGCTTTTCCTGATGCACCCCGATGACTTCGTAGACGCGTTTCGTGGTGTCTGCCGCATCCTTCGCCATCATCTGCGCGGTGATGATTGCCTTGCGGCGAACACTGTACTCAATCGCTTCCTTGACGTGATACTCGATGTTCATACTGGTGCCAACAGACGCCGCCACATCAGCCACGTACTCAGCGCCTCCGGCCTCGTCAAGCTTCTTCTTGTTCGTAAGTTCCTGCACGACGGCTGGCAACGATGTGGGACTCTGGGAGTCGTAGAGCTGGCAGATTGCGTAGTAAATGAGTTTGTTGCGGTTCTTGTAGAAGCAGTCTGCAGAGAGGCCAAGAGCAATTGCGCGGCTTGTCGCCTGCGTGGAAAGCATCATGGCTCCGAGAATGTTCTGCTCTACGTTCGGCGCGTTGGGGAGTGGTGCAAGTTCATCCGGCATCAGAATAGCCTTCCCTGCGCAATAGCGTCCGCAATCCGCTTGTTTGCCATTGTCACGTATTCTTTATTCAATTCCACTCCGATGAATGAGCGCCCGTTTTTGACCGCGACTACACCAACAGTTCCCGAACCTGCGAACGGGTCAAGCACTATTCCACCAAGTGGGCATCCTGCCAGTATACATGGCTCGACAAGGGCTTCTGGCATCACTGCGAAATGAGCATCGGAAAAAGGTTTTGTAGTTATGTTCCAGACAGAGCGGCGGTTTCGGACATGATACTCCTTGTCAGCTACACCAGAAAAGTTCCTGATTTCAAATCCTTTTGTTGCTACCCCAGACCTTCCCGATGGACGATTTCCGCACGATCTCCCTGTTCCTTGCTCCATGATAGCTATGTTGTCAAAGTAGTACTTAGGCCTCTTTGTCAGAAGGAACAGATATTCATGTGACTTCGTACATCTGTCGGTCACTGACTCCGGCATTGGGTTTGGTTTTGCCCATATGATATCCTGCCGGAGAATCCAGCCATCGTCCTGCAATGCAAACGCTACGCGCCACGGGATGCCAAGAAGCGACTTAGAATCGTATCCTTTTGGCGGTTTCCTTTGTACTGGTTTTGTTTCTGGATGTTTCGGTTGGCCATGAAAGTTACCACCATCTTCTCCTCCATCATCACGACCACGCTTACCGCCTGCATAACTATCGCCCAAATTGAGCCACAACGTACCGTCGTCAGTAAGCACGCGCCGCACTTCTTTGAACACAGCAACCATCTTCGCAACATATTCGGCAGGTGTGGATTCGAGGCCTATCTGAGCGTCCACACGGCGGGCGCCACACTTTGGGCATACTTGCGCGGCCTCGTTCCCATTACTCCCCAAGTTACTCGCCTGTTTTTGCGATAACCCACTACGCTCGAATCGCCCTGTTTTATGGTCGCACTCCTCCGAACCGCCTTCCCATGTCGCTGTTCCGTAGTCGCGGAGGTTATAGTAGGGCGGACTGGTAACGCAACAGTTGCACGACTTATCCGGCAATGTCGGAAGAATACTTAAGCAATCGCCAAGGTGCAGAGTGTAGCAGTCATCCGGCATAGTCGTCGTAGCCTTCAAAGAAGATTTCTATGCCCTTCGAGTAGGCATAGACCAACTCATTCCGCGCCCCTCTGCTTTTGTTCCAGTTCTTCATCATGTAAATCGCGTCGCACCGGCTGAGGATTTCAAAGTCCATCTTGTACCAGAACTCAATCGGCACGTCCATCGTGTGCATACCGGCGCTATTTAGATGTGGACAGATGAAGAAAAATCCCTTCTTCGCCATCTCTCGCGCTACATTCTCAGCCGCCGCGATGTTGGCCTGTATCTCTTCCTCTGTCTCTCCGCTGTATGGCCCTGAGATGTAGATAATCTTCGCCATCACGCACCCCCTTCCTCCGCGATTTTAGCCACCACGTCCTTCCAATCCTTGCCCCACACCCTCTCACATTCCTCACCCCATGCCCCCCAGCATTTCGCTACGTCCATCTTGAATGTCTTGATTCGATTCTCCATGAACAACACCCGGTCACTCTTTCCACCTGCCGCCACCCGCGCTCGCTCATCTTCCTTTATTTTGGCGCGGCGCTCTGCTTCTTCTTCCTCGAAGGTTTTGACGTGTGGAGCTGATGTGTTGGCTTCTAAGAGGGGTAGGGTCGGCTCGGAGTATCCATCCCGCGATGCTTGTCTGTCGAATCTGGCAAACTTCTCGCGGAACTTCGATACGCTCTGCACGTTTCCGTTTGGAATCCAGAATGAGTCTTGGGCCAACCAATCAAGCGCGGCACGTATCCGGGCAACGTCTATCTTGCCCTTTTCGTTCTGGTGTCCCTGAGTCCTGAGTAGCCTCATCTCGTTGTAATGATTTTCGATGTCCCCCGCAAAGTCCCACTTTGGGTTGCGAATCCTGTTGAGATCGCGTAGCCTGTTGGTGAGTTCAATGTCAACCTCCTCGAAGACAAACTTCTTTTTTGCCTTCGTCTTTTTTGGAGTCGCCACTATATACTCTTCGACTTCGTAAGAAGGAGAAGAGTACTGGGTACCTTCTATGGGTACCTTTACCCCAACTGTGTTGGGGAGCTCTGCCAACTGTGTTGGGGTCAACTGTGTTGGGGAGCTTGGTAGCATAACTCTATAATGCGCTGTGCTTACGCGGCTCGCTAGTGTGAGTACGTCAATGTATTCTGGGATGAGTGTCCTCAATGCCTTCCGCACTCCCTCGTCCGATAATCCGCACTCCTTCATAATCATGGATTGTGATGGGTAGCTTTCACCTTTGCTGTCTGAGTGCCTGAGTAAGCAGAACCAAACCGCTGTTGCCGCAAGACCAATGCGTTCGGCATGGCACTCGTCGAAGAAGCGCCGTATGTAGGATACTGGGTTGACTCTTGGTAATTCACTCACAGGGCACCCCTTTCGGTGCAAGAGGAAGAGTTGTGCGCTGGCCTGTGCGAAAGGTCACAGGCCACTTACGTCCAGCCGTCGCCAGAACGCACAACCCAATCATACGAGGTTGTTTTTCGTGTGTCAAGTCTGTCATCACGAAAGATGATAGTACGCGATTTTTTTTTCGCGTCAACCCCTTTTGCTCTTGCCAAGAAAAAAAATTGCGCGTATCATTCATGTGAAGGAGGCCATGTGATAGATGATAACGTTATCGACCGCGTGGAGGCGTTCAAAATCGCGCACTTCGCGGACAATAAATTTGCCGAGAAGGTAGATTCGTGGACTGTCCGGCAGCTTCTGGACTTCCTGTTCTTGAATACTGAGTCGGCAACAGCGTTCATAATGCCTTGGGCGAACGCCAAATTTGGTGTGACGATTCCCCCGCCATACGACGACGAAAGCATCGCCAATGCCGAGAGGGATACACTTCGTAAATTACGAAGCGCCGGGAAGAAAATTTATCATCGGCGATGATTATCGCAAGGCGTTCAAGACCTGCAATGCCGCCACGACGCACTATCTGCAAACAGTTGGCGGGGCGGTTGGGGCGACGAGGGCGCTTGTGTCCGGCTACGGGCGCATGAATCCCTATGTTGTTTTCTTTGAGTTCGTGAAGGGGACTGACGACGGTGGAGTATACGCGATCTGGTGTCCTGTTGGCGACGACACCCGGACAAGACTCTACGCATGCAAACTCGCAAAGACCCTCAAGCGCGCCACCACGTCCCACATTGGTATCCCCGCGAAGCACATTCCCTACTACCGACAGATTGCCCAGACGTATGACAACTGGCTTTCTTCGAACTCCAAAGAAAGAACAGAATGGCGTGACTTTGGCGCCGACAAACTCGACTCGACATTTATTGTCTGGGCAATTGGCGAAAGTCCGTTCGACAATTTACGCTCCCGTGTTGTTAAGAAGTTTGTGTCGTCATCTGATGCGGCCTGTGCAATGGCCTACTACCGATACATTGACTCAATCAGCGACCCACCACACTTCAAGTTCGAACTATGGGCGCGGCCAGACAACGACCGATTTGAGTGGAAGATGGCAGAGCAGTTACCGCCCGTCGAGGTATTTGTGAGTTGGCTTGCGCTCCGAATTGCGTGGCGGATGAGCAGGAAAGAGACGAACGCGGTCATATCGCGCATTGTGGCCGCGACCTACCCGCAGGAGATTGCAAATGGCGTCCTTGAACGACCGATTGTATGAGAAGTGGGTCAGGGTTTGGAGTAAGGTTGTGACCTTGTTGTATCACATCAAGTACTGGAAGGAAATCGGGGCGGCAAAAGCGGAGATGGAAGTGAGCAGGCAGAATCTCTTTCGGGTAGCAGATGAGTATCGGCCTTTCACGCCCTACCCTGAGAATACGGCTGTATCGCAATTCCTTCGCAAGTTCCAGTACAAGAGCGACGCACCATTTGTGGACTGGTGGATAAACGAGGGCGATGAGCTTGTCTACTGGCTTCGGGGCCAGCGGGACGATTGCGATGGCGCCGCGGCGATGGCGAAGTGGGCATGGAAACAGTTTGGAGTCGACAGCGACATCCGAATCCTGCGTGGGGAGAGTAATAGGGACGAAAGACACGCGATTTGCGTCCGCCGCGACATGGCAGTGTTCACAACCAATGGATTCCTCGTCAATGTTGAGAGGTTTGCCGAGATGTATGGCCTCAAAAACGCCATTATTGGCTACTTTGGGGCTGAGTTCACACAGATTACCGACGAGAAGGGAGAACAAGTGTTATGAAGATGAAAAAGAGGCACTGGAATCTCTATCGAGAGGAGTTCCAAAAGCAAAAGGCAGAACTTGACAGCTACAAAGTGGCTCTCGAGTCCTGTGAAGAGATTATGGACGTGGCGAAATCGCGTGTTGAAGACCTCCGAGAGCGTAATAAGCGGCAGGAGAACACGATTGCGACGCTCCAAAAGGAGATTTCACGGCTTAAGTGCCAGATTCAGTCGCTTTCCAACCTTGCACGCGACCAATCGAAGTCGCTGGCATCACAGGAACTTGCCTTGCAACGCACCGTGTTGGCAAACCGCGACCTTCGGAAGCAAATCTACCGCGATGGAATTGGCAGATGTGTATGGCAGACCCACCGCATGAACTCCTAATGCGTCACGATGACATGTTGATTGATTATCTGCGAACTTCCGCAAGTAATCACGACGCACTGGTGCGGGTTTCGTTCGCGCTGGACGATGTATATGCGGAAATCCGCAAGTATTGGACGGAAAACGCCACTGCACGGATACTTGGCAGGTGTGTCCCCATCCTGAAGGAATGGGGGCAGGATGGGATTTTGCTGTGACCAACAAGGAGAAGAATGAATGAGCCAGATAATTGCCATCAAGCGTGATTTGGAGATTGAGTTTCTTTGGGACTCGTTCGTTTCTGACGAAATTCAGTCGAGTCGCCTGTTGTCAAAGGACAATGGGAAGGTGTGGGTATTCGAGAAGCCGCACTCCGCGCACGAGGGTAAAGCCTGCAAGATCGCTATTGGAGCCGTTGGTTCCGCTGTCGCGCTTCAAGTGGTAGCGCTCAGGATTGGGATTGATGAGGAGTTCACTATTGCGCCCTCGGTAAGATCGCTGATCGTGCAGTTGGTTCCGTTTATGCGCGCCGCCCTCACCGAGGCGGGGATATTTCAGAACGGGGTTATCACCATCGGGCAAGAGTCGAGCAACACATCATTCGTGGTCGGTGTGTCCAGTGGAAAGGAGAACGTGTTGGCCGTAGTCAATTCGTCCCTGACCGTTCTCACCTATGACGATCCGTATGCCATCATTGGTTGCCAGTCAGACGCAGCACGGGCACTATGGTATCAACGCGAAGACGAGAGGAGGCCACACGACTATGGATGGATGGTTGACACCATGAGGATATGTCAGCGCATAAGCCCCTACATCAAGCAGCCGTATCACTCGTGCATTATTTGATCTCACTTAAATTGTGTTCATCATGCGAGGGTAATATGAATCGGGTGCTTTTGCTGCTCATCCTCTGCTCGTCGGCCATTGCCGCGAAGCCCACGCGGTTCTTCCGATGGATTCCGGGCGACGTAGACCTAGATGGCAGGGTAACACGCGCCGATGCCGACCTTGTGATGGGGTATGTCGTGCAGGGCGCTCCACTCTCCATACCGGGACTGGTGAACGCAGATGTGACGGGCGATGGCACAATCTCGTGCTACGACGCCGCGGAAATCCTGCGTATGGTGCCATTGGAAAGGAAGACTCGTGCCAAAGTACAGTTGGGACAACGCGCAAGAGAATGAATACCTCGCCTCTTTGATGGCGAAAGGTAAGACAACAGCGTGGGTGGTCAAGGAACACCGAGACAGATACCAGGAACGAACCTACTTTCAGGTGCGCCGGCACATCGACTACTTGATGGAAAAGCAGCGAGGCCAGAAGAAGGCGTCTGATTCTGTGCTGGCAGGGCTTGAGAAGAAGCTGGCGGCAACACAGGCGGAACTCAAGGACGTAAAGCGGGCACAAAGCGCCGTCGTGGCCGCCTCAATGAGCAATGAACAGGTAGTATCACAGGTGCAGAAAGTGGCGAAAGCATCGCCCATCGTCATCCCTAAGTATGAACGCGGCCCGTTAATAGTGGTGGAAAAGCCACATCGGGCCGTGTTTGCTGAGTGGACTGACTGGCACAATCGGGCGCAGGTATCTCCTGAGGTGGTACATGGACTCAATGAGTTCAATCCCCACAGACTTGCTTGCCGCCAATGGGACTACCTTGACCGATTCTGTGCGTGGCTTGAGGTGTATGACAGTGAATACCGGCTCGACAGGTTGATAATCAATCTCGGTGGCGACATGGACAACGGCCCCATTCACAAGGGTGAGGAAAGCAATGTCGGGGATATGGGGTGGGGAGTGGTGTATGCCGGGAACCTGATTTCACAAAGCATCGGCATCATCGCGTCTCGCTTCCCGCGGCTTGAAATACAGGTGATTGCGGAGCCGGGAAACCACACGCGATTCTCTGAAAAGCCGCAGGTTGAGAAACCCCGCGATACGCTGGACTATCTCATCTATGCCTTCGCGCAGGCGCAGATTGGCAAACAAGACCGCATCGTCTTCGAGTTGCGGAATTCATGGCGGGCGGACTTCACCATCTACAACAGCCGGTTCGTATGTATCCATGGCGACTCGATTAAGAGCGCGTCGTTCGGATTCCCCTATTACGGGGCGTGGCGGCAGGTGGCGGCGATTAAAGACCAGCAGACGATGCTCGACGAGGCTCGGCGGGCGCTGGAAAAGGACGTTGAGGCCCTTGGTGTAAGGGCGGTGTTCGTAGGGCACTTCCACACGTTCGCGGATTTCCTGTCGGTGATTTTCTTCCCATCACCAAAAGGCATGGACGCGCTTGGTGTGAAGAACGGATTTCAGACCATCGAGCCAATGCAGGCCGCGGTGGTGATTTCGCCAAGTGGGAGGCTGTTCGAGACGCAGCGGTTCTTCCTGCATAAGGCAGGGAACACGCACGGATTCACACTTCCGGAGCTTACATGATCGCAATCTGGCAAATCTTGCGGAGTCTCTGGGTTCTCAGGGGATGGCGCCTGTTTTGGGGAATTCTGCTGCTTTTCTGGCAAATACTCATCGTCTGCCCGTGTGGATACCTGTCGTCCGGCATCCTCTACCTGCTTGCCGTGGGAATTCATGTGAGGACGCTGCTGGCCCGCGCAACCTATCCTGAGCAAGCCTACATCTCGGACACGCTGGACGAAGCTATGGCGGTGGCAGGCGACAATGACGATGCAGATGAGGAATTCGCCTAGTCTACCGGCTTATACTCAAATCTGCACGAGTCCTTGTTGAAGTAGAGCCATCGCTGTGTGAATGTGGTGTGGGACGTGTCGATTGGCACGAACTGAGTTGTATCCCTGACCTCTACCCTTGTGGTGCAGGGCGGGCAGGTCGGCGTATGCTTCTTCGCCTCGTAGTAGCGACCAGAGAAGAACGCCCCGAAGAAGATTAAAATCGCCTGAATCAATCCTTCCCATCCTCCTTGTCATCGTCGATTTTG